AATTGCTAGAGGATCAGTACATCCACAAGAACCAAAGTAATCTTGGCAAGGTGCATCACACTCATCACCCCCTTGACTACCACCACCACAAGGTTCTACGGTTGCTGCAATATTCGCTATAGCATCAAATTGAACAGTTAGTGTTACTAGGTTATCGTTAAAAGTCCCCTTATCTCTTATTATTTGTATTTTATGTTTAGGTATGTGTGCTTTACAGTTACCCCCTCCACTAATACCAAGAGCAAGGCATCCTAGCATATTCCACATTTTTATTTCAAGCTCTGACATTATCTGAACGACATCATCATCAAATAATTGAATCCCTTGAGTGCTACCTAAGTTTACTGGACGGGCTAACACCATCTTAAATGTATATACCTCATCAATCCCCTCTGCAATAGTAGTTGTTGGATAATCAACATTTAGTAAATCATAACAAATATTGTGATCAAAATTTATAGTGGTTGCTTTACCAAATTTAAAAGTACAAAAACCAGCAGCTGTAGCACAAGACTTAAAGTCAGTCATTAGACTTGTTAAATTATATGTAGTGTTGTATGTGGACATTTTATGTGTTTGTTTTTTTGTTTATATCATGTAATTTATGCTCATAACTATTACAAGCTGATTTCCAAGATAAATATGTTAATATTTCATATAAATTAGTTATTAATACACTTTCTACTGCGCTAAGGTTGTCTTTCGTGAAAATTCCATCCTTAGAAATATCATATACAGAGTTTAACCAACCATAACCATCTATTGTTCCTCTTGTTGCAATTCGGGCCTTTGGATCTCCTCCTTCACCTGAGAGGTTAGGAAACTTAACATCAACTTCTGCTCTAACTTGCTCAAAAAAAAACCTACATCCCAAATGGTTGCCATATCTAATTTTTCAAATTGTTTAGCTCTTTTGTCTATTAAATCATCATCTAGCTTTTCAACTTCCCCCTCCTTTTTACAAAGAATAGCTATTTGTCTTGGTAAAATCTCCATCTTTCCTTTATCTAACATATTAGATTGTAGTTCTAGTTGTTCTGCCTCAACATATCTACCAAAAGATGATTGTTTCATAAAGTTTTCAGGAAGAATAAACTTTTCATCTCCTATAGAGAATGAATCTATATTAATTGGAGTATAATGTTCATTTAAGAAACTTAATGTTTTCATTATATCGTTTGCAACATCTAAATCAATAAGACTCACTTCTGACTCTGTTAGTTGTAACCAAAAAGACAATATTTTAGTATTATCTTTTAAGTCCTGAAGAGTTGCCTCCCATTCTTCAACCTCTGTTTTAGGTTCTGACTCTTCTTTAGCTGATATACCTTCTAATAGGTTTGCGAATCTTAAAAACTTATCAAAACTACAATCTTCCCATGAAGATGGTATGCTTAACTTATTTTCTTTAATAATATATTCTTCCATTAATTCAAATGTATTTTTTCTTCACTTTCTGTCCAAGATTGTGCTATTAAACTTCTATCTAATTTTTTTAGAGTAATAGATATTAAAGAGAACACTTTTTCTTTAAATTTATCTAAATCTTCACCCTCAGTAACTTGAACTGATGCAAAATATCCTATTGTTGCCCAATATACATTATTTGGTAGAGATAGATACCAATTTTCATAATCAACTTCACCAAGAATGGCATATATACCTAAATTATTATGAAAAGTTATAAATTTATCCATTACTTTCTTATATCCTTCAAAATCTTCATCATAATGTGTAGCATCATTTATAATATCTTCAAGCTCCACTAAAAAGCCGCAAACTATCTTTGAGTGCCTCTTGTTTAAGCAATAAATTTCAACATCTTTTCCCATCAAGCAATATAAAGAAAATTAAATGGAAATATATGGAACAAAAAGTTAGTTTTTTTATCTGTAAGCTAATATCTTTCTATTACCTTTAAACATATACCTCATCCTCATCATAAGAGCATCAGCATAATCAGGAGAATGTCCTAAAACAGCTTTCATCTCTTTTTTTGATAAAATCGCCAACTTCATATCACTATCCATATTCTTTCTCCTAATAACCTCTAACTCTTCAATTATCTTATTCCTAAGATCAATATCATTACACTTTATCCATATATTACCTACATTTATCTGTTCTGCTAGTTTATAAAAGCATTGTGTCTTTAAGTTTTGATAATTCTCTTTATCTAGTGCTTTAGCGTTATTTACGAAAGGTTGGACTCCTTTCATGTAATGAGAGAGATATTGCCCTACTCCATCACTATCTATTATAATGTTTTTTTGTGGTATTTTGTGTATATCTGCTAGGTTTCTTATCAGTTTCTCCACATTATCAGCAGATGTCTTGTCTTTTGTTATTATTTCCTTGACAATCATGCCTTCCCATATACAAATGACTAATTTATCACTTCCAAGTAAGGCAACATCACAAGATAGATACTTTTCTCCTTCATTAGACACAGATGAGTTAGTAAACATATCTAATATAGCCTCGTAATCAAAAAGCCTATCTTCCCCTGAATCATATTCCCAATTACCATGCAATAACCTTTCTCTTGATACAGGATCAAGTTTCTTTAGTTGTTCTTCATAAAATTCAGATATATGAGGATTGTCTGCAAGTTTAGCCTTCACAAACTTCTTATGAGTAGCCAAAGTACCATCTCTATCTTGTTTATAAAAATCATACACCCAATTTTTTGCTGGATTACACGACATAAGCACCTTTGGGCGAAGTTCATATTGAGAAAGCATATAACGAATCCTTGATGCCACAACATTCTTTGCTTTTTCTGTACACTGATTAACTTCATCTATAAAGGCTCCAGAAATCTCTAAAGATCCAAGTGAATCAAAGTTTGGATCTGCTGGATATTGGTATAAGTCTTTTAAAAGAATGGTGCTACCATTTGTAAACTCTATAACATTACTTTGAGCATTAAATTTATAAATCTCTCCTTTTTTAACTCCCCAGTCGGAGCAAACCATAAAGAAAGAGTTTAATGTTGTTTCTTTCAATGTTTTTAGTACCGCCCTTCCCATAAGCCACCTTGTTCCAGGATATCTTAGACAAGAATACAACAACCATGCTGCTCCAAAATATGATTTCCCTCCCCCAGCACTTCCTCCAAATAAAACCTCACTAGTTTCATTGTCATGTAGGTATTGCCAGGCTTTATCTTGTTTTGGTGTTGGTTTAAAATCTATTTCCAAACCTTCTTAACTAATCCTTTTACTGGGCTTACAATTAAGAATGTTAATAAAAGATAAATTATTGCACTTGGCAATACACAGAATACTGCCACTATAGCAAATACATATTCTATAATTCCTGCGTTTTTAGTTTTTAAGTCTGATTTAAAAAATTCTTTTAATTTTTTCATATTTATTTATTTATTATCCACAATTAATTGTATGTGCATTACGAAGTAAGGCAGACCATTTTTCAGTTGTTATACCTTCTGGGTGGTTACTTACATTGCTTAAATCATTTATCAGTGTTAATATGGAATCGTAATCTTCAGCACAACCAGGACTTCCAGTGCCTGAATCTAAACTGCCAAGTTGGAATGTACTATCTCCAATCACATCTGCTTTGTTTATAGCATCAACTGCGCTATAAAGACTAATTGTAGTCATCCCAGCTCTACCTGGCCTGCCATGTTCAGCAGAAACCCTACAATCATCACTAAAATTTGTACTAGTACCATCACTCCAATTTGATTCTAGTTGTTTAATTTCACTCAATGAAATATTTTGGCAAATACCTATTGATAATGTTTCATTAGGAGCAAACCCTGTACTAATCCTATCCATAAATAAATCAAAGATAGGTTCAGTGATATATTCCTTTACTATTCTTGGATTAGAAAGATGCACATCGGCATTTATATCTTTAGACACTACTTCTTTTTCATTTATTTCAGAAACCTCTGATGTAGTGCCTAACCTTACAGATTTAAGAACATTGTCTTTATCTTTAGATACAAGCCTACTCCTCTCCTTCTCTTCAGCTTGTAATCCACTACTACCACTCTCTACTAATATTGCATACATTATGCAAGTCATACCATCAAATTTTGCCATTTTATTTTATGTTTTATTTATTCTTATTGTTTCCAAACTATATCATTTATTTTCATTATATTCGTACCTCAAAGTTTTACTTCTTTAAAAGGTATTACTTCTTTGCTGGAAAATGCGAAAACGAAGTTAAGCAGAGAACAGCTAAGTGCTATTAAGGGGGCTAATAGTGTTTACTCGGAAGGTGATTTATAGTTAAACACAAACCCCTCCCCACCACTAGTAACATCAACCCTATCTACAACAATTCCCTTCATCTTTGCAATATCCTGTAGTAATAATCTACATATATTCAAATCTCCTGCCTTGTAACCTTGACTATATAAATCTTGCAACATAATCTGATGCTTGTCAATTTCATATTCCCTCTCCTCAGCAAACTGATCAGC